GGCAAAGAAACAGTTAAAATATTATGTATTTGAACCAGGTATCAGCAAAGATGATAACCTATACCCCAAGGCCGTAGCATTACTAGCCGCTAACAAAACTTTTTTACAGAATCAAGTAGTAGCATTTATCAACGATCAAATCGCAAATAATGTAGCCCCTTATATAGGCTACGCCTATGCCAGTCAAAAATGTACTCGCGATGTAGGATTTTTTATTGATGCGATCTTACACGATCTTAGATACGGTGGTAACGTTCAATCCCGCCAGGTAGCAGACTACTTCTGGATCGATGGCGAACCACAAATCCGAGGCGATGTCACTCCAGAAACAACCGCCCAGACATATCTCAGAACTATCATCAACAGTTTTATTTTTACTAATACAGCAGTGAGTCCAGGATATGGTAACACCGTACCGCAGGCTTTTATCCTAGGACAAAACGCAGAATCTGGAGCAAGTTCAAGAAATACCACATTATGGAATATATTCACAGATGTGATCACCAATGGTATCCCGGCGATGCCTGTAAAAGTTACTGGGGTATCTTCTATTAGATTAATTGGTCAGATAGATGTAAGTTCTATTTTATTGATTACAAACACCAATAGCGGCGAAATACTTTATAATTTTGCTGATGCTAATAACTCAATCACAGTAACATATAAACAAGGTCGTAGCAGCAGCGATGGGCAACTGCTCAGTGACGTTGACTTTCCATCTTGGTATCAGGCTAACGATAGCATAACTACTTTGAATCTTAGCACAGATACCAGCAATCTTTCTTCTGCTACTGAATTACAGATATTTGTAGAAGAAGCAGCACAGACGATTCGTCCTTGGGAATTTGGCACAGATGCTATTGAGCGTATGCGTGTGGCTGCACCGCAGGCCATGCTTGACGCTGACTTTGAATATGGACTACAGCCTACTAAGTGGCAGGCATTGGGTACGATACGTATGTACCCGTCTGTTTATGAAATTCCAGGAACAGACTTAGGAATTAGTAATGTCATCACTGATGCATCAGTGAATACCGGTGGGTTTGGTTCTTCATTGATTACTGTAACTACCAGCGGTGTTCATGGATTTTCAGTCGCTCAACCCATAACTGTAAAAGGATTGAATGCCGCTATTTCGGGATTTGCTCGAGCAGAAGGTTCTTTTTTAATTTACAGCATTCCTAGTTCAGTTAGTTTTACCTATTTTTCAAGCGCCAAGGTAGGCACAAATAGCGGTGACAGCCTTCTAACTACTTTTACACAGATCAGGCAAGCAGGGTTTTTTACCGGCGCTTCGATCGGACAGCCAACATTTTCTGTTTTTAGTAATGGATCAAGCAGCACAGTAACATCAAAGTTTGATACACTAACCGGCAGTTTTTCTATTGCATTTGATGGGACAGCGCCTACAGTAGGTTCTCCTATTTCAGGATCTCCTAATATCCCCGGTGGTACATCAGTAGCAGGTGTGGTCGGATCTGGCACAGTCAATGCAAACATAAGAGATAGTGTAACATCACCTTCAGATACAACAATTACATTGGTCGATTTAACCGGTGTGCAACAACAGATGGCCATAGATGCTGCTGGATCTGCTGCCTTTATCAATTCTATTGCCGGTAATCAACTTACACTATCAACAGCGATTGGGGCAACGTATATCGGCGCCAATGCAACTAATCTTACGGTCACAGGCACAAATATCGCACCTATTGGTACCGGTGCGACCTTTGACATATTTCGCAGCGCAGGCATTTATACAGTAACAGACGCTGGGGATAGTTCGTCAAACGGTATTAATTATGCCGAAGGCGACAATCTATTAATATTGGGCACTGATGTCGGCGGTGCAACGCCAGCCAATGATATAATAATTGTTGTTACAGGAGTTGATTCGGGCGGTGCTATCGATACATTCAACTTTACCGGCACAGCGATTTCCGGAGGCGCTACTTATACCAATGTGGCCCAGAGCTCAACCACGGGTGGCGGCAGCGGATTTTTAATTGACGTGGTAAGAACCGGCGGCACGGGAGCATATGAAGTAACCTTGGCTGCAGGTGGAACATTATATAATCCCGGTGATACGGTAACTTTCTCAGGTACAGACCTAGGAGGATCCAACCCAGACAATAATATTGTCATACAAATTAACGGAGTAGGATTCCCCAATCAAAATGTAGTAGATTTTGAAATCGTTGGATCACCGATAGGAGATACTGGTGATGCTACTTATCCATCAGAGGGAGCAGCAAATATTCCCGCATTAGGTTCTGATGCAGAATTTGATATTGAAAGAGAAAACGGAACATATACAGCAACTATAGCATTAGCAGGCGACGGTGGTAGTGGGTATCAAGTTGGTAATCGTATTAGAATTTTAGGCACAGCATTGGATGGTGCCAGTCCTTCGAATGATTGTATTGTAAGGGTCACAGGAATAAGTGCTGGTGTAATCACCACCATAACCGCAGAAGGAACACCATATGCAGGTGATCCTATAGCGATTTATTCTACCCTAAGCATCAGTGAAGCAGTAACCGGAACAATTTTAGATGGCACAGTGCTTAACACCGGTGCTATTGCTACAGTACAGGTTGATTTTACTTCAGCGCATGGACTCGTGCCTGGCACTACAATATTGACACAGGTCACTTCTCAACCTGCCCCAGAATTTGCCGCGCAGGCCAGAACCTTGCCGGCATCGGGCACATGGACAGGGATAGCAGGCCTGGGAGGTGTTTATACAGCAGTATTATCAAGTTCAGTTACCTCTGCTAGATCGACTGATGGTCAAACTTGGTCGGCAGGTGGAAATATGCCTTCAGGTGCTGCCTGGAGATCTGTGGCAGCAGGAACTGTCGGATCTACAAATTATTTCGTAGCAGTAGCAACGACAACATCCAATGCCGCAGCATGGTCGGCTAATGGAGGACAGACCTGGACAGCAGCAACACTACCATCCTCAGCTAACTGGGTGTCAGTTACTTTTGGAGACGGTAGATTCGTGGCTATAGCCTCGGGCGGTACTGCCACAGCATTTTCCACAGACGGTGGACAAACATGGACGGCAGGCGGAGCATTAAGTTCTTCAACCACATGGACGGATGTTGCAGCGGGATTAGTCGGTACCAGCGTGTACTTTGTAGCCATAGCATCTGGCGGTACATTGGCAAATTATTCTGCAGACGGCGGAGCATCCTGGATAGCCACCGGAGCATTACCAGCATCTACCACTTGGTCAAGCCTAACCTTTGGCAACAATCGCTTCTTCGCAGTTGCCTCTGGAGGAACTAACGCAGCATTTTCAACCAACGGCACTGTCTGGACAGCAGCAACACTGCCCAGCAGTGCCTCTTGGAGTGCTGTGACATTCGGTGATGACGTGTTTCTAGTTGTAGCGTCTGGCAGCACATCTGCACTGACTTCTTTCACCGGTGAAACGGGTTCGTTTACTGCGAGGACCTTGGCTAGCACATCAAATTGGGCAGAAGTGGCTTATACTACCTATACAGGCTTTGGAAGATTTGCCGCGGTAGGTAACACCAACGCAGCCCAAAGTATTGACTTAACATCTGCCAACCATCAATTAGGTACTGGTCCACACGTGGTAACTGCTGTGCCGTCAGCCACTACTATAAGATTTCCTTCCAGGACTACAGGAACGATTAATACATCCGCTGCGGCCATGACCGGGGTAATTTATGCAAGACCAGACGCATTCTTTACGCACAGACCGTTTGACGGTGGTGTACAGTTAGGCACAGGCAATCCCAGCCACGGCGCACAGGCCATACGGCAGAGTAAAAAATATATCCGTTACCAATCTGGTAAAGGTATGATGTATACCACAGGCGGGCTGTTTGCGCCTAGTTATAATATCGCCAGCGCCACTGCTGTAGCAACTGTGATTAACAGCCTGATCACAGTTACACTAGACGACACAGATCACGGTCTACAACCAGGCGCCGAGATTGAAATCATCGGAATGTTGTCATTCGAATATAATGGTGATTATACTGTTGAAAATATCATTGATGCACGTAGATTCCGTGTAAGATCAAATGTAACTTTAACTACAACAACAGCACAACTAGGTCCCGATTGTAAGATATTACTAAAACGCTGGCACGGTGCCACGGTGCGTATTGGCGCATTCGATGAACAAAACGGTATTTTCTATCAGTATGACGGACAAGAAATGGCTGTAGTCCGAAGATCCAGCACCAACCAGTTAACCGGCACGATTAGTATTGCCACAGATAGTAACAGCGTATTTGGTGCGAGCACAAGATTCACAGAACAATTAAAAGTTGGCGACAAAATAGTTATCAGGGGTATGAGTCATTTGGTAACTACCATAACCAATAACACAACAATGACAGTTACCCCAGACTGGAGAGGTGCAACTTCTATTACTGGTGCTAAGATCTGTGTGACGGAAGATCTTTATATTCCTCAAAGTGACTGGAATATGGACAAATTAGACGGAACAGGTCCTAGCGGATATTATATGTTGCCATGGCGTATGCAGATGTTAGGTATGCAATATTCTTGGTACGCTGCTGGATTCATTGAGTGGATGCTACGTGGCGCCGATGGAAAGTTTGTATTCTTACACAAAGTAAGAAATTCTAACGTAAACACAGAAGCATATATGCGCACTGCTAATTTACCTGTGCGCTATGAAGTTGAAAATAGATCCGCAGTCAGTAAACTTGCAGAAGGTATAGACAGTTCAGCAACTAGTTTACGTTTAACTGATGCTAGGAGATTCCCAACTTCTGGAACATTGTATATAGATAACGAATTAATTTCTTATTCTGGCAAATCCGGTAACACATTGACCAGTTTAACCAGAGCAGCAACATTCCTCGCATTTACCGCTGGTCAAAACAGAACTTTCTCCGGTGGTCTAGCAGCAGCACACTCAGAAGGTGCGGGAGTGACATTGGTCAGTTGTACAACCAGTCCAACTATCAGCCACTGGGGTTCTGCTTTATTGACTGACGGCTTGTTCGACTCAGATCGAGGCTACATTTTTAACTATGCTGCCACAGGTTTAAGTATCACAACTGCTAAACAGACAGCATTCATGATACGATTGGCTCCTTCAGTTTCCAATGCTATAGTTGGTGATTTGGGCGAACGTGATCTACTGAACAGAGCGCAGTTATTGTTGAATGAAATTTCTATCACCACTGACACAGGCACAGGCGCCATTGTTGTTGAAGGAATTTTGAATCCGAGAAACTACCCTGCTAATCCAACTAATATTACGTGGGCAGGCTTAAGCGGTGCTGCTGCAGGTGGACAACCTAGTTTTGCACAGATCGCACTGGGTGGTTCTATCAACTGGGGTGGTGTGCCGTTGACTACAACCACAGCAACTATCCAAGGTGCGTTGACTACAAATATCACAGCACGTGGTTTTAGTACGGTTACTCAGACCTTGACAGCCATAGCCAATAACACATTTAGAACACAGGCATTTGTTAATACACAAAATGATTTCTTTATAACCAACACTGCCTTTGATACAATTACAGCAGGTGCTACACCGTTGCGTGTGGGTGATGGTTTAAGTCTAGCATCATTTGTCACTGGTGGACAGACTATTTCCAGCATAACGCGAGGCTATCTATCAAGCTCATTTACCAGAATCGTGATGAGCGCCAACGCTAACGGTAACAGTGCTGCTTTTGTCAATCAGTCAGTGACTTGTACTAACAGTATTTCAACTGGTTATGCCAGCGCATACGTGAACGGTAGAACTGATTTCTTAATCACTGATGCAGAAGCAGCATCTTCATTCATTGCTATAGGTGATAGATTAAGTGTGGCATCATTCCTAGTATCAAGCCAAACCATACAGAGTATTACTACAAATTTTGCCAGGGTTAGCGGAACTAACTTTACCAGGATTGTCATGAGTTCGGGAGCAAATGCTACTCAGTCAGCCAACGTACAAACCACAACCACAGTAACAGCATCGGGAACTGCAGCATCTTACGCTGGTAACTTTTTGTTCTTCACCCAGGCAACATGGAATAACAGCGGAGCCTCTCAGGGCACACGAGTGTCCACAGCATTCACACAGTTTCCTGCTAATACCGCGGTTTCTGCAGTGACCAACAGGAGATTAGGTGCTACGACGGTGATACGTGCTACATTTACTCAGTCATTAACTTCTTCGGTAAGTGCCGCAGGCACAGTAACATTCCAATTTGGCGATCCGCAGTTTGCTCTTCCAGGAGAACAGGTATTTTCATTCGTAACCAATCCAGGAAATATCTCAAATTTAAGTCTTGTAGAATTGAAAGAATTAACCACCACAGCATTAGGAGGCAGGGGCGCATTCCCGAATGGCCCAGACGTGCTGGCCATCAATGTGTTTAAGGTTACGGGAACTGCTACGCCTGGCGCGATTATTCTGCGTTGGGGAGAGGCGCAGGCTTAACCGCAAACTTGTTGCGTTCGATCTGATCTAATTTCGTATCTAGTGTTTTTTTGATAGATACGATATTAGATCGGATGTCAGCGATGTCATCTCCCATGCGACCAGTTAATATGATCTGATCATGGCTGCGATCTATATAACTGACCTGCTCGATCAATTGCCTTAATAATTTTTCTAATGCAGACCTGTTTCCCTGATCGCCGATAGCGTCGATCCTGGTCTGGTATCGTTGACAGTCTTCTACGAATCGGGGGTTAGTGGTTAGTTTTGGAATCATTTTCAAGCACCATTATAGTTTCGATTTTCGCTCGTATCAGCGAATTATTTAATGTGGTTTTCAATCCAACGTGCAGATTTTTTGGCAGATCGTTGATATTAGCCCAGCATATGGTTTCATTGTCAGATCCGAAAAATTCTTGATCTACTAGACAAATGTAAGTGCTATATTCAAAACCTCGATCCTCACTGAGATATAATTCGATCGGTATTATCCTACCTGTAGAATAATCGTTCAACAGTTGTTGAGAATCATCTAAAACCGTAGAATTACGTGCGAAAGTAGGCACGGTCCATCGTTCGTCTTGTAAGATTAGAAATATCCTATTGGTTTTTTTAGAAAGGAAAAGTAATCCGGCACGCTGTTGCATACCTATACTTATTGCGGATCTAGATCTAATCTCCAATAACCGGCAGAATATTCTCCCTCAAACGACTTTAACCATTGTTCCCCGTCCCATCGATATTGCACACCGGTACGCAGATTTTGGAAATAAGTAGGAACGAAATCTTCTCCAGATACTCCCGCATCTTCCAATAGATGATCATCGGGATTCCAGACAGTCGTCCAAGAGGTGCCAGTCCATTCTATGATAGAATTAGCCTTGATCACAGGATCATTACCGTCCGAATTTTTCCAACCGTCGGGTCCGTCGTAGACCTGTCCCTGACTAGAATCCGATGGATGGCTGGAATCCCAGTTTTGTTGATTGATTAATCCGGTGCTGGCGCTGTTATTGACATCATCCAGCATCAAAAAACGCACACCGGCTGTCACTGGTTGATCTGTCATCTCTCCATTGGGTCGTTTAGGATTATACTTATAAGGATCTATGATAGCATCTACTGTGGTCCATTGATTGTTGGATCTAGTTGGCCCAGAAATTATAGTGTTGCTGGGTCTTGAATCGACATCTACAGTTACCAGTAGATAAGTAGGATCGATTTCATTGACTACGAATGTTCCTCCTATCTCATTACCGCTAGGCTGTAGGAAATAGATTTTGCTGATGCCAGGATTGTAACCACCATATACATTGAGTATCTTCTCCCAATCTACTCTTTCTCCTTGCTTGATAGGCGGTGACAGCCCTATCGAAGTAATTACCTCTCCTGGGCTGATCACAGAAAGATCGTAATCTCTATCTTGGCCGTTATTGCTTTTAAGGAATAAAACTCCGAACTGTCCGGGAGTGGTATGCATCTGTGCGTCTCCATCTTCTTGATTGTATATTAATTCTTCGAGATCTTTGACGTCTCCTGAATCGGTGAACACGTTCATTACTAGATTGCGTATGACTCCCATCTTCTTGACTTTGGCAGGCGGAGTGATATAGATAGGAATCGTGAACTCCATAGTGGCTATGTCTATATTGGTGTCCGCACCTTGCGGAATCGTTCTCGAACTGAAATTTATGGTTTTTAAATCTACCACGCTGATGCTGGTCCAATCGATATAGTTATCAGTGGTCTGTATTTCTAGGCTCGGATTGAACAACATCAGGATCTGTTCTAGTATCTGTAATTTTTGGTCAGTGTTGCTGGTCCATAGTTCAGCCTTCATCGATAGTTTAAAAGGAGTGGGCATCAATCTTTCTACGGTATACCCTCCGCCTTGGTAATTTTCATATATAGGTGTACCCCGTAATCTCACATCTGGATGATCGTCGGGATAGAAATCTTCAAATGCTCTTTCACGGATCTGCATTTTACTGACAAAACTAGCGTCTGCTAATCGTCCCGTATCCAGTTCTAGACCGGAAATATAACAGGCGATTTTAGGCACAGTCATCATTTTATTTTCAGAATTTTCCATGATGATAGCAGCCACTTGCCTGGTTAGATCTCCGTAGGTCACTGGAATATGTCGTAGCGTGTCGTCACCGGTTTTATATTTAAAACCGATAAAGATGCGCATGAATTGTGTGACATATCTTCTTATCTGTCCGTCATAAAACCAATCCATTATTCATCCGCCTTTGGTCTTAGAGCCTTAGTGAGGCTCTGTTTTTCTTTCACTGTTTTACCGTTAACAGTGGCCTGCTTGTTGTTGTTTATAAACGTGGTCTTATGGGTCAGTTTTACGTCTTTGCCTAAGAACATGTCATTGGGCGATCCGCCTGCGACAACATCCTCATTACCAAGATTATTCAATGTCATTCTAGTAATGTCTTCGACTTTGACCCATCTCGTTCCACTAAATCTAAACAATCGTTTGGGACTGTAATCTGTTCGAAGATGGAATTGACCGATACCAGGCTGTAAAGGAAAAGCGATTCCGGCAGTAAATGGTGCACCGTTGGGAGGGACTCCGTCGCCGTCCCCGATCATCGGACCGTTGTATTCCGGACTCTGGAAAATCGTAGATGATGTAGGTCCCACATAAACAGGATCACCGTTCTCGTCCACTAAAGGATCGCCATTGGCATCTGTGGCCTGTGTCTGCATAGAGGCCAGCAATTGTGTATTGTCTGCGGTTACTATCTCTACTTTTCCAGTCTCGTCTTTCTGCAACATATAATGTTGCGTGGTGTCAAATCCACTCTTAGGAGAATCTAATTCGGCCTGCTCAAGGACCGCTTGCGTGATCTGCATTTCTTTTTCATAGGTGCTCATCAGATCTCGCAAGGTCATATCTGATCCTTCACCTGCGATGCTATCTAATATCTCTTTGTACTCTTGGCTGTCTACCAACGGTTTGCATTTGGCACGATACAGGTGCGGGTACCAAGTCACTGAAAATCCTTCTGCTGCACGAGTGACCTCTTCTATGACATAGAATCTTTTAAGGGCGAATGATAGGTCGTTGAGGGCGTATTCATCTTTGAGATGCGGTAATTCTATGACATCTCCGCTGATAAGTTTCCTTCCTAGTTTTTCTACTGTATCTCGAATATGGAAAGTTATAAAAATAGTGTCATTCTGTAGAAACAATCCGAACTGGCTAAGATTGAAATCTGTATCCTGTAGATTATAAACACCTCGCATGACATATACATCCGGATCATATTTTCTATCTCTGTTTTCTAGAAATAGCAAATCTTGTATCTGTGTCGGATCCGTGGAATCGTATGCGGGAGTGCTAGGTGTATCACCTTGCACAGAAGCACCAGGACCCAGATACTTGTGTATGAGCACATCGGTTCCTCCTATCTGGAACATCTCCCAGGCGGTTTTATCGATGAACTTAAAATCATTGCCCTTTTCGGGCCTATAGAGACTGAGTCTTGGCATAGTTGTATATTTACCGCATAAATACTATCATGAGCCAAATCGACCAAGCCCGTCAATCCGTCTATGACTACTGCAAAACCATGCTAGGCGATGGTATGATAGATGTAGAACTAGATCCCGAACACTATGAAACTGCACTAGATCGCAGTCTAGGCATTTTTCGCCAACGATCCGATAATGCTGTCGAAGAGAGTTATGCTTTTTTAACTCTAAAACAAGATCAAAATGATTATATATTACCTAGAGAAATACAACAGGTAAGACAGATCTATAGGCGTAGCATAGGATCACGCACAGGCAACGGCACAGGCGGCACAGTGTTTGAACCTTTCAATCTGGCCTATACCAATACCTATCTGCTGAGTTCTACAAATATGGGCGGTTTGGCCACTTACGAATTGTTCGCAGGATATCAAGAACTAGTAGGCAAGATGTTTGGATCATTTATCAATTTCACTTTCAATCCCCAGACAAGAAAATTGACCATATTCCAACGTCCTAGAGGGGAAGAAGAAGTGATGTTGTGGGTCTATAACAAACGTCCAGATTTCGCTATAATCGAAGATACATATGCCAATCAATGGATCAAAGATTACAGCCTGGCTAACTGCAAGATAATGCTAGGACAGGCTCGCGAAAAGTTCGCCAGCATCGCAGGCCCCCAGGGTGGCACAGCCCTAAACGGTGCTGCGATGAAATCTGAGGGCCAGGCAGATATCGAACGATTGACCAAAGAATTGGAAACCGCTGTTCCTGGCGGTCACGGTTATACCTGGATCATCGGCTAATGAAAGCATCGGAATTTATCTTTGAAAGCGACGAAGAATTTTATACTGAGACCGCTAAGATGGTCTGGGGTGTAGGTAAACATACGGCTCGAAGCGGCACACCGAAACTAAAATTCCGTTGCACTTCCGGCCCAAGGGCTAGCCGCCAGGTCAGCCACCCTTCAAAATGCCATCAACCCATGAACATCGCCAAAGCACAAAAAATGAAGACTACTCGAGCCCGCACTAAAGTCCAGGCTGCTCGCAGAACTGATAGAACTAAATCTATCAACACCGCCAGTGTATTAGCCAATCGACTAAACACGGGCAAACCAAAAACGCCAAAACCCTATTATTAAGGTTGATTATTCTACATTAAATTTGCTATAATGTCTGTAATTGGAGGACATTATGATCATAGGTATTTGCGGTTTCATCGGCAGCGGCAAGGACACAGTCGCTGACTATCTAGTCAACTTCCACGAATTTCGTAGAGAAAGTTTTGCCAACACACTCAAAGACGCCGTCTCAGCGGTGTTTGGCTGGGATAGGACCATGCTGGAGGGCAGAACCAAGGAAGCCAGAGAATGGCGCGAACAGGTAGATCCGTGGTGGGCCGAACGACTGGACATGCCCACGCTGACCCCCAGATGGGTCCTACAATATTGGGGAACTGAAGTCTGTAGACGTGCATTTCATGATGATATATGGATCGCTAGTTTAGAAAACAAACTCCGTAACTCTCGAGATCACGTCGTGATTTCAGACTGCCGCTTCCCTAACGAAATATCCAGTATCCGACGTGCGGGCGGAAAAATCGTCTGGGTGAAACGCGGAGAACTACCTGAGTGGTATCAATATGCTATGGCAGCGAATCAACTAGGCAGCAATCTAGCATTAAACGAACTTAAAAGATTAAAAATACACGCTTCGGAAACCGCTTGGGTCGGCACAGAATTCGATCACGAAATCGACAACAACGGAACTATCGACGATTTATATAAACAAATACGATCATTGATCATACATCAGGGACAAGATCTCCCTGGCGCCAACGGACGCCTTCTCGATGCAGAATTCGTTGGCAGTTCGCGCATACTGTCTTGAGGTTGCTAGGACGGCAGTTATCTAGATTTCCATCTACGTGAAACACGTTGAACTGCTCTGGATGTCTGCTCCTGAATCCACACTTTTCACAAGAATCTTTTTGTCGATATCCTGATTGATACCATCGAGGTCGTTTACTATCAGCACCTCGAGCGCAGGTATCACATTGGTGTCGATAAAATATTTTTCCTCCTTTGTGATAGTTCACAGCACGAGGTTTTTCACCGCAGGTTTTACATAAAAGGCGCATATGATATTTATAACCGCCCTTTTATTGCCCTTTTCCCCGCTGCATAACCGCCCATTTTTGTGATAACCCGCTAAATAATATGAGCAACTATTACCAGGAGATTAGGGAATGGCACTAACATCACCAGGCGTACAAGTTACGGTAATTGACGAGAGTTTTTATACACCAGCGGAACCTGGTACTACTCCCCTTATCGTGATCGCTACCGCACAGGATAAATCTAACGCAGCAGGCACAGGTACTGCTATAGGAACTACCGCAGCGAATGCACTGAAAGCATTCAAGATCACTAGCCAGCGAGAACTGGTAGACACATTTGGTATTCCGTTCTTTGAACAGACTCCTTCAGCAAGTCCAGTACACGGCGGAGAGAGAAACGAATACGGACTATTAACAGCATATAGTTACCTCGGGGTAAGCAATGCAGCATTTATCGTTCGAGCAGATGTCAACCTAGCCGAACTGGAAGGACAGACTACCGCCCCGGGAGCAGAGCCAGCGAATGGCAAATGGTGGCTAGACACTCTTTCAACTTCTTGGGGTATCCAAGAGTGGAATGGTGCACCATCGACAGTAGTTGGCGGACAACGATTCGCTAACAAAGTGCCCTTGGTGCTCACAGACGAGGACGTCAGCAAACTAGACGGACAG